GGAAAGTTTGCAGGTATTTGTTGAGGCTTGTTTTGGCTTCTTCCATTCTGCCTCGTGCATAAATCTTTTCTGCGGCGGCCTACGTAAACGAGACTTGTTTGTTTTCATTTTTCTTTAAGTACGCATAAATTTTGCTGATTTTCTTCCCGTTCTGAGGTGCAGAGGTCACGTCAAATACAATGTATTTAACTTCTGGATCAGCCTGATATGCAAAGATAAGGTACTGACGGACAATTTTCGTTTTCTTCTTCTGTGCTGACCCTCCAAGCGCCGCGCCGATTGGGCCAAGTAAAATACCGCCCGCGATTGCGCCGCCGACGCTTGAAACGTATTGGGTCTGGATATCCTGCGGTGTCATAACAGACACATCGATTAGCTTTTCTGGCGAAAGCGTAAATGTTTGTCCGCTCGCTGAAAATGAAATAGATTCTGGGGAGCACATGGCGGAGCAGATAGACCCCGCTGCAAGGTCAAGCCCGCCGACAAGTTGTAGCTTGCACTTTACTGTTTGGATTTTAATCTTTTCGTCATAAGTCTGCGGTACGGCTTTATTAACGGCCAGAATCCCTAATGGGATAGGTATTGTTAGAAGGGCAACGCCAACCCATACTGGCATAGTTTCTTGGCCTTCTGGCGTTGTAGCAACTCCTACAATTAGGATCAAAAGAAACGATGCAAAGAAGACAACAAGGAATAACAAGGTTCTTTTCAATGCTTTCATTCTATTTCCCTCCCATTAAATACGGTTCTTTTACCATATCACAGCAAAAAACTAAAAGCAAGGTGGTGATTTTATGGCAGCGGACGGTTCGGTAGTTTTCAGCGTTGATCTGGACGACAAAGACGCTCAAAAAGAACTGAATAAACTGGTTAAAAAAATCGACACGCTTAACGATAAAATTTACCAGAAACAGCAAGACAAAATGCCGCTGGCAAAGCAGTCGGCAGAAATCGCGGCAAATCTCGATGCGGCAAAAGCGACGCTTGATTCAATGCACAGCGGCAAAGAGTTTTTTACGGCGGATTCCATCAAGGCACAGGAAAGCACTGTGAAATCTTTGCAAAAAGAGTATGACGCCGTTACAGCTAAAGTTGAGAAGATGGACGCTTCAATTCAGTCCGATACGGCAAATCTCGATAAGATGAAGACAAAAGCGGGGGAGCTTTCCGAAAAAATCTCCAGCACAAAAAACGGTGTTTTCGGGATGGGTGAGGCGACTAAAAAAGCCGACGAATACATGTCCCGCTTCGTTAACCGAGTAAAGAAGCTCGCTCTCAGGGCGTTTGTGTTTACTCTTATTACAAGGGCATTATCCGTTGTTCGTGATTATGTCTGGAAAGTCATCCAAGTAAATGACGAAGCCGCAAAAGCTATTGGACGCTTAAAGGGCGCGTTGCTCACTTTGGCACAACCGCTATTAAGTGTAATTGTTCCCGCCTTTACAGCGCTTGTGAACATCCTTACAAAGGTTATCAGCGTTATTGCAAACATTGTATCGATGCTTTTTGGAACAACGGCAAAAAAATCAGAAGCGGCGGCAAAAGGACTTTATAAAGAAGCAGATGCTATCGGTAGCGTCGGTTCGGCGGCAAAAGAAGCAAAAGGGAATCTTGCAAGTTTTGATGAGATCAACACTCTGTCGAGTTCAAGTGGCGGTGGCGGCGCTGCGGCTGCACTTGCAGATCGGCTTTCTCCCGTGTTTGAACAGTTTACGACCGACGAGTACAAAGCAAAGATCGACGAGCTTACGGCATACCTTAGCGGCGCGCTTTTAGCTCTTGGCGCAATTCTGTGTTTTTCCGGCGCAAATATCCCCCTCGGAATCGCACTTATGGCGGCGGGCGCGATTGGGCTTGTTACACTTATTAAAGAAAACTGGAACGCAATGTCTGACCGCCTTAGAGCTGCACTGACAAATGTGCTTTCGGTGCTGGGCCTTTTTGCCCTCGCCATTGGTGCAATTTTGTGTTTATCTGGCGCAAACATCCCCCTCGGCATTGGGCTTATGCTGGCAGGCGCGGCTATGCTGGGAACGGCAGTCGCCTTGAACTGGAATGCAGTAAACGACAAAACAAAAAATACATTGTCGGCCTTAATGATGGCGCTCGGAATGACCTTGCTTGCCATCGGCGCAGTGCTTTGCTTTTCGGGAGCAAACTTACCTCTCGGTATTGGGTTAATGATTGCGGGTGCAGCATCTATTGCGGCGTCGGTCGCCATGAACTGGAACACAGCCCCCGAAAAGACAAAAGCCGCAATCAAATCTCTTATGGGTTCGATTGGCGTCTCGCTTATCGCTATCGGTGCGGTTCTGTGTTTCTCCGGCGCAAATCTTCCACTTGGCATTGGGATGATGATTGCTGGCGGCGCGGCTATTGCCGCTGCATCTGATCTGGATTGGAGTGCACTTCTTACCAAGCTTAAAGAAATGTGGCAGAACATTAAACAGTGGTGGAATACCAGCGTTTCGAAGTTTTTTACTGCTGATTACTGGAAAGCGTTAGGTCGAAGGATTATTGACGGCCTTTTGTCCGGCTTAAAAGCCGCATGGGAGAGCGTAAAAACGTGGGTGGCTAATGCCGTTAGCTGGTTTGGCAACAAATTTGTTGAAGCGCAGAATTCTATTGCAAAATCGAATTCTGGCCGAAGCGGAGGATTTGGAGCCAGAAGTGGCGGCTTTGGAAGTCCTTCTCGCGCTCCTTCGATTAGCCGTGTCTCCGCTCCTGCATTGGCTCGCGGTGCAGTCATCCCACCCAACAAGGAATTTCTCGCTGTACTAGGCGACCAGAAGAGCGGAACGAACATCGAAACGCCGCTTGCAACGATGGTCGAAGCATTTAAGCAGGCTATGGCGGAATCCGGCGGCGGTGCAACCACTGTTGTTATCCAGCTTGACGGGAAAGAAATCGCACGCAGCACCGTGAAGAATATCAACAACATGACACGCGCGGCGGGTAAGCCCGTGCTGCTGTACTAAGGAGGGGTAACATGGAAGTCCTTATTATCAACGGCACGGACTACTCCGATGCTATCGCCACAAAGGGCTATGGGTGGAGCCGCAACGACCTCGACAGCGACAAGACCACCCGCACCAAAGATGGGAAAATGCGGCGCGATAAGATCACCACCAAGCGGAAACTGAGTTATACAACGCGCTCTATGCCTCGCGATAAGCTGGCAAAGCTCGATGATGATCTCAATAAAACAACGTGTACGGTCAAGTATCTTGACTTGCACGGAGTTCGAACCAGCACGTTTTACTGTTCGTCGATGGAATGCACGCTCGAGGAAGCAGCGGACGACAATGAGGTGTGGGGCGGCGCGACGTTTAATTTGATCGAGGTGTGATATGGGGCAGACAACAAGTGCGCTGTGGCGCGAGCTGCTCCACAAGCCCGGCACAGAACGAGAGTACAAATTCGACGTTGCGGGCACGGAATATGGCAAAGACGCGGAGGTTTCCCATTCTGTCGAATCGCAGTTGTTTGAAGAATTCGGCATCGGAAACGCCTGCTGCGCAACATTAAAATTGGCACTCTATGCGGACAACGTACCGCGCGCCGCGACGATCAAGCGTTATCTCAGGCTTGTTAATGGCAGTCAGGCGACAGACTGGATACCAAAAGGCGTGTTTTTTACCAACCGCCGTTCCTGCGATGGATATTATTGGGAACTCGAAGCATACGACGCTATGAGAAAGGCTGACGTTGTGTGGAAGCCAGACCAGTCGCTTAACTTCCCGATGACTATGCCTGACGCTGTAAACATCTTTTGCCAGTTGATGGGCGTGGAGCTGGACAGCCGCACAGTGCTCAATAGCTCATATACCATCGACTACCCCGCAAATGATTACACCATCCGCAATGAGCTATGTTTTATCGCAGCGGCGCACGGCGGGAACTGGATTATTACCGATGCAGGGAAACTGTTACTTATTCCGTTGTTGTCCATGCCGAGCGAGACAAACTATCTCATTACAGAAGCGGGCAGCGCTATCACGTTTGGAGGGGTGAGGATTCTTGTCTGATAAATATTACGTCGGCGGCGACATTACAAGCTTTGCCGACAATGGCAAGTATAAGCCTATCTCCCGTGTGACGCTGCTTGTGGATGACGAGAACAGTTTGACGGCGGGCGATGATACCGGCATGGAAGTTATTGCAAGCTGCCCTCACGCAACGCAGCCAATGGTAAATGCTTTGCTGCAAACCATGAAAGGCTACCGGTATCAGGCTTACGAAGCAGGCGCAGCAAACATCGATCCAGCGGCAGAGTTGGGAGATGGTGTGACGGTTGGTGGCATTTATTCGCCACTGTCTAAACTCTCTGATGATGGGCGCGGATACTCGGGTATTTCTTCCCCCGGAGAAGCGGAGATGGAAGACGAATACCCATCTGATGGGTACATCACGCAGGAGTTCAACCGCAAGATTGCCGAAACCCGCTCGCTCATCACCAAGACCAGCGAGGCGATCATGCTCAAGGTCGAGGGCATCGACGGCAAGTACACTGAGGTCAAAACCACGCTGGACGGCCTGACGGTGACGGAC